GTACGAATATGAATGATTTACCCCACTCCTATGAGATGCCACGGGGGTACTGAGGCGTGTTTGCTGGCATGTAGTTCGCACAGATGTTCTAAACAAATGTTTCAATCAAATGTGCTACCGCCTGCTGGTGGTGGGGGTTTGTGTTGTGTTGTGTGTGTGTTCTGCTGGTGGGCACCCCCCTCCCCCTCCCCCCTAGATTTTTTTGTTCCCCCTGGATTGATTGCAGAAAGAGTGAGTGATGGCTAGGGGTGAATCAGGATTTCCAGCAATGATGTGATCTGCTTGCCCTGTGCCTGGGGGTACTACCTCCCCACACAGGTAGCAGATACCCCCCTGGGTTTTTAACATTGCGCGTTTCTTTTTGTATTCAGCGTTATATAGGGTGGCCTTTTTCATTCTGCGTGCTGGGTCTGCGTCACGGATCCTGTCCCGTTGCCGTTCCTTCTTCAGGTGGCATTGTTTGCAGGTTGCATCAGGGGACAGCCTCCCACACTGGATGCAGGGTTTCTGGAACTTCACCAGTTGTTTGCCCTGCGCCTTTGGAGTGACCAGGAGCCTTGGGTGAAGTCACCCTCCCTTTGTTTGCGTTCATAGTAGGCGCGGTTGTCAGGGAAGGTGCGGTTGTTAGCAAACCTGTAAGCGCTGTCTGAGTGGATGGTGCTGCTGTTGTCGTGACCTGTGTTGATGTCTAGGAGGGTTATGGGGATTCCATGGTGCTCTACTCTGCGCTGGTAATCGTTATCCTCACAAAACGCAGGATAGATACCCTCATCAAACAGACCTATCTTCTGCACTACATCCTGACCTACAGCGAAGGTGTGCCAGTAAGGGAAGCTACTAACTAGGGTGAGCTCTGAGGGTGAAGCCCACGCAAGTTTCTCCAACTGTCCAGGAGCAAACCACATGTCATTACTAGCGAAAGTCCACCGGTTGTCCATAGGGAAGAGTTTGATTCCCAGGTTCCATGACCCTGCCACACCCAGATTGGATGGCATGGGCAGGTAGGTGGTCATCTCTACGCACGCTGGGACATGCACCTCCAGGTCCTCCTCAACCTGAGATGCACCGTTGTCAATGATGAGCAAGTGAGCTATGGGGTAGTCAATGCTTTGCAGCATCCTCTCCAGCAGGTCATACCGGTTGAGTACAGGGATGATCAGATTGGGAATCATGAGACACCTCTGAAGGTGTGGCCTTCTAGGTTGAGATTGATGAAGGGGTTGAGTGAGTGGATTTTCACCGCGTACTCCTCCTCCAGGTAGTCCTTCATAAGTTTGTGGTGTCTGTCGTACAACTGCCAGAGAGTGTGACCGTTAGGGACCTGGTAATCCTTTACACGGTCCTGACCGTCTATCTGTCCACAGTCTGCACCTACCAGGATGATGAACTCTGCCCCTAGGTGTGCTGCTAAATGCATTGCACCGTGCAGGCTGGAGGAACCGTAAGCTACCTGGTCTCTTCCTGGTTTGTGAGATGTTATGGGATTCCATGCAGATCCTGGTGGCCTGTCGTACTGTGTGGGAGCCAGCACCAGGTTGTGAGGTTGCTCACCCTCCCAAGACTGATAGGACAGGGTGTCATGCTCAATGGTGACAACACAGGAACTGTCAGAGAGCAGGTCTTGAGCGTTTGCATGGTAGTGGCTAAAAGCGTAGTGAGGGTGGATTCCTAGAGCTCTTGCACTGAAGTTAGTGGAGATGGTTACTTTGTCCCAGAAGAACTCAGGGCTCAGATAGTTGAGTGAAGGACCAGAACCTAACACCCACACTGTCTCACCGTCATGGAGACCCTCCAGTTCACTCCAGTCCATCAAAGCCCCTATCAAAGTTCACCCAAGCGTGCACCACATTGAGAAAGTCTCTGATGTTCATGTCTTTGAGTCGCTCATAATCTGCCTCACTAAAGCACATCTCTACAGCGTCAAAGAGGAGGAGGAGGTCTGACCCATCCTGATCTAGTTGTGCCTGTTTCAAATCCATGAGCAACTGGATAGGGAGGGTGAAAAAGTTGCGTGCTATCGCCCTGAAGTCACCGTAGACAACCTCCACCATGGGGAGATCTCCTGAGTGCATTGAGTAGAGGATTCTCTCAAAGTCTCGCTCATCACTCATATTGCGAGCTCCTCAAAGTTGAACGCCTTTTGAGATAACCGCTGTACCATCAGCTCACAGTACTGTTCCTCAAGCTCAACCCCAATAACTTTTCGCCCAAGATTTCTCGCAGCAAGCAGAGTTGCGCCACTGCCTGCAAAAGGATCAGCAATGACACCAGGGGGACATCTATCAATCAACAACTCCATCATTCCCACAGGCTTTGGTGTGGGGTGTCCAATTCTGGCAACCTCCACAGCTCTCTGTTCCTTCGTTTCGATTACTGACCGCATTGGCGGAGATGTTGCTCTAAATCCTTTACCCAAGATATAGATTTCCTCATGCTGACTCATGAAAGCAGCATTAGTAGGCCCTGGAGCGTGTCCCCTTTTCCACCAAATAAGTAAATGCTGTGTTTTTTCTGGCCTTTGCATTTTCCAACTCCCAAACACTATGGCAGGTAGCCCATCCCATAGCTTGAGAACTTCATCACGCAAATTAGTGTCTTTGTCATTGGCTATCACAGACTTTTTTCTAATTCTTTCGTCTGTCCCATACCATTTGCCGAAACGAGACTCTATGTCTATCCCATAGGGCGGATCTGTTACCAAAATATCCGCCTCAAGCCAATCAGTGACCTCAAGACAATCACCGTGATACAAAGTCACCAGGTCATCCTGATAGTACGGTTTCATAGTAGGTCCACCCTACCCCTGAAGGGCACACCCTTCTCCAGCTCAAAACAGGTGAGCGCTGTTGTGGAGTCACCGCCTGCCCCATTCATGCGTGTAAACCAATCAGAGCCGTTATCCATAGTGGAAGCCTGCACCCACCATCTCTCCCTGCCCTCTGTACCGGCAAACTGTTCCACACGGTGATGATGGAAGTGACCTGTGACCATGAGAGTTGCAGCGGAAAGATAAGAGCTGGCAAAGACAGACTTAGACCAGAAACCCTGGAAAGCGTCAGGGCGTGCAACCTGATGACCGTGAATCGCCCCCAGAATGTGAGACCCATCCCCAAACACATCAAACGCAAACCCCTCATCATGCGGTTGCGGAATCAGCCAGCGTTCCACAGGGAGCCCCACCTCTGTAGCTAAGCGCCTGAGCTGTTGCAGGATGACAATGCCCCAATCATCCACACCAGGTCTCCCCACAGCTGCCTTATTCACCCTGAACTGGCAATGGTTAGATGCCACACTGCCGTAAGTTATCGGAGCGTATTTAGATGCAATTTTCATCAAATCCCACAGGAGGGCGCTTGCCAGGTCTACCTGTTGCATAGGGCTGAGAGTGTTGGTGATCAGCTGGTCCATGTCAGCCTTATTGTTCACACCCTCAACCACATCCCCCATGTCCAAGATGACTATGTGGTCATAGTTGCCAGATTTTAGTTTCTGCTCCACACGCGCATACGCTTCATGGATGCGCTGGATGGATTCCTCATGACCGCCACGCGATCCGCCCTTCCCAATCTGAAAATCTGCAGGTGCAATCACATACACCCTGTCAGAGCTCTTAGGTTTAGGAGTCTTAGGTTTGGTCCTTTTCGCTTGAGCGTAGAGAGTGGGCAGGTCAATGTCAGTGACTTTGCGCCGGAAGTGGAACCGGTAAGCGGTAAGCCACTGCCCATCCCACCTCTGCCACTGAGAGGTACGCGGTGTCCCCACAATCTCATACTCATTAGGGCTATACCCACGCTCAGCAAGGAACTCATCAAAGTTAGGAGCCTCAGCCAGACCCTCAGTAGTAGCAGTCCCCTCATTGCCGTCAAACTCCAGGCCAGGTCTAAAGTGAGAAGGTGCTTGCACTTTGCTGGCAGGCTCCAGGTTCTCTAACATGAGCACTCCCTGTTCCGGTGTTTCCTAATCGGCTTCTCAGTGATGATCAGACCGCGCTGCGAAAGGGCACGAGCTAGGGCGTTCCCTGACCAGGCGTCATAGTCTGCAAGCGCTTTCACCAGGATGCCCCTGTCATTGTCATCTAGTTGCTCCAGGATGGTCCTGACCTTACAGGGTGTCCTCCTCACAGGAGGTCTCATGTCCTCAAGCACAACATTCCACCTTTCGTTGAGACTGTCAGAAGTCTAACCCCTTACCTACGACAATAGGAGTAATTTTGATGTTTGCTCCAGGCTCGCGCGTGTCTGCATAACACTTAGCAGCTGTCAGCTTCACCATTTGCCCATCATCCTCCCACACACCAGCATCAGTGAGGGCATCCAAACTCCTCACCAGTTTGTCTAGATCCGGTGGTTTGATAGGGGACGGTCTTTTCTCGCGTGAGATCGTGGCAGGGCGCTCCAGGTAGAAAGTCACATCTACCTCAACAGGACCGGAAACTGTCACCCACTCTGCGTCAGCCATAGCCAGGAGTGCTGCATCTGTCACAGCTTTACGCCATGCAGGGAGATACTTGCTTGCTTCTATGAACCTGCCACCTTGAGCCCTGTTACCCCCCACATAGCGTTTAGAGCCCTGTGGAGCCGGTCTGCCGTAAACACTGAAAGTAAGGCTCACCTAACCAGTTTACCTGCACAAAAGAAAACCCCCTCCGAAGAGGGGGACTTTCTGGTTTGATTAGGCTGCGACTACAGTACCGCGAGCGCACATCTCTTTGCGGTCATACTTTGCGAGCTGACCAGCGAGAGCGCTGCGAGCCTTCTGAAAGGTGGGGTAAACCTTGTCCACCTCTACCTGCTGGTAGGTTCCGTCAATCTCTACCTCAATGCTGAGCTTGTAGTTTTCCATTTTGCTTTCCTCTCTTGTGGTGTTGCTGATAACTCTAATGTATATCACTACACACACAAATGCAAGTCAAAACACAAACTTTTTCAAACTATTTTTTCGGCTTCACCAAATTCACAAAAGACAGCACATACAGCAAAGCACTAGCCGTATACCCAAACCCAGCCAGCAACCCCTCAGCTTCCAAAGCCAGCAGAAAATACAAAGTAGCCAAAGCAGCCAAGACAGCGAAACCAGACCAGCGCATTAGAACGGAGCCCCCTGATTAATAGGTTCAGGCTTCCCAGGCTGTGCTGTAGGCCAAGTCTCCAAAATCGCTGCCTCATTCCGCTTATCAGAAGCGATAACAATACTCTCAGCACGCACCTTCACAGCAGACCCAGTAGATCCGTCACGCTTCTGAAAAGTAGCAGTCCCAGTAATCCGGCCTTTCACCGTCACCTGCTTCACACCCTCCAAAGCTTGCTTCCCATCAGTAGTCACATCATAGATAGTCTTATCTACTGTCTCCCAGTCACCCTGATGATTCTTTTTCCGCACGTCCACGGAAACCTTTAACGCTGTGCCCCACTCAAAGTCACGCACATCATTCAACCAACCAGTCAGCTCAATGAGAGCCTCATTCTTCACCATCA